GTATTAGCCCGACTATCCGCATTAGAAAATCCTTAATCGTTTTTCTAAATATATAATTCTTATAATAATTATATATATATTCCAAATAAATGTCAAATGTTCAAGTTCCCCATTATCAAGCAGAAGAGGATATGGTATTAGTGTCTGGAACTAATTTTGTTAGAATGTCTAATATTGGTGGTGGTTCTTTTTCTATTAAACTTCCTACAAGTGGTCCAAATGCACAAATTACTGAAACTATTTCAGGAGAAGTAATTGCTGTGAATGGTGGTACATATTTAGATCAAGAACGTTTAGGTGTAGTATCTATAAGGCAATCAGGAACAAATGGAGATATTCCATTACCTGAATACGTAATTATGTATGATCCCGAATCAACTCCTCCAGAAATGTCATACAGTAAAAATATTCCAGATACTATAGCAGTTTTAAATACTCAATTGACAACTGCACAAAATACAATAACAACATTAGAAACACATATAACAACATTACAAACAATAAATACAGATATTTTAGCTAGATTAGATGCTTTAGAAAATCCAACATAATATTTGTTTATACTGAATTTTGAGAGTTCATTTTATTAATTTCTTCATCATTATCTATGCTGGTATTATCAGCCATTTCAAAAAGCATATTATTCATATTAGGTCTACTACTTCTACGTGTATGTTGAGAACCAGCTTCAGATGCATCATCTTTAGCTACAATTTTATCTTTATTAAAAATACGTTCATTATTTTTAGAAATATCACTCATTTCATGTTCAATATTTAAATTTTTCAATAGATCATTAATTGACAAAGTTTTAACATGATCAATAGTATTAGCATATGAAGCAAATTCTTTAAATACTAATGCAACCAATCCAATAGAACCAGCAACAAAATTTAAATCTCTATGTGGATATACCCCACTGGCAAAGGATAATATAGAAGCAGCTCCAACCAATAATGTAGATGCTGTCATAAATCCAGTACTTACTCTGGACCAACCAGATTTAGTATTAACTATATATTCAATATTATCTTTGTAATATGGTAAAATAATTTTTTTAATGACTTCAGTTTTAAAAATATCAGGAATAACACTTTCTTCATCATTAGGATCTATGACCATTCCAGATAGGTCAAAAGCGATATTTGGACCGCAACAACAAAGACTCATTTGTAAAATATATCTCTAATATATAGTGATATAAAATATGACAAAAAGATGTTATTCTGAATGTAAAAAATTATCTAAAGAAAAATGTCCAAAACAAGAACGATGTATGTATTGTAATGGTAAAACACGGAAATTTTGTCGTTTATCTACAAAGTATAAATATGATTCAGAATGTAATATTACAAGACGATTTAGAAAAAAAGAACAAATTCCGAGAACTAAAATAGCTTCTTTTATGAAACGTACAAAGTACAATAGAACTGCCCATTTTCTAAAAAATGTATGTAGTGATTCAAATGAATGTATTACTTTCGGAAAAGAAGTTTCAAAAATTAAACAATTTTTTAATGGTTTCGTTGATTTTGATTATATGAATTCAAACACCAAATCTATTGGAAAACCGTCTAATAATGGATTTGTTAAAGAAATTGAGTATGTTCATAGAGGTTATGTAGCTCATGCCATTTTAAAATCCAATATTGCGAATGCATCAGACAATTTGTATTATGAATATTTAGTAGGACAATTTATTAATAAGTTGAATCGTTATTTTCCATGTTTTTTAGAGACTTATGGACTTTATAAATATTACAGTAATACAATACATCAACATGTGAAAAACAATAACGTTTCATCTAAAGTTTTAAAAAATCTTATAAAAAAATCTCCTGAATCTATGACTTTCAAAGATGCTTGTAATGATGCAAAACTGATTGCAATTTTGATTCAAAGTATTAAAAGTAAAACTCAAACACAATCATTACGTGATGCCATTCGTAACGCCGAATTCCGTAAATACAGTCTTTTGTATGTTCTTTTACAAGTCTACATTCCATTAAGTATACTTTGCATGGATTTCACACATTATGATCTTCATTTGGATAATATATTAGTGTTTGAACCATACCCAGGAAAATACATAGAATTTAAATATACATTACCTTCTGGGAAAATAATTACATTCAAATCTAAATATGTATGCAAAATCATAGATTATGGACGTTGTTATTTTAATGACAAAGATTCAAATATGAATTCTTACAAAATACACAAAGAAGTGTGTGCAACAAAAGAATGTGGTACTGAATGTGGAATGGATCAAGGATTTTCAATTATTGCACCAGAAGATCCACCTGGATCATTTTATTTCATATCTGGTATCAAACATAATATTAGTCATGATTTACGTGCTGCATATGAAACATTCAAAGAATTAAAACGATTAAAAACACCAGATAATTTATCAAATATTGAAGACAAAATCCAATATGGAATTCAAATTAAGAAATTATCTGAGAAAAAATATGGCACTATTGAGAACCTAACAGAAGAATATCCTAAACAAATTAATAATGTAATAGATATGATGAATGGTTTAATTGAAAAATCAGAAGAACCAAATGAAATACGATCAAATGAAGAATATTGTATGAAAAAATCTGTAAAATTAGGTACTATGGAAATTGATTGTAAAATGAATAAATATATGAAATTTATTTATGATTAGGTTCTCAAATACTATTTAGGTTCTCAAATTCTAAAAATAAATTTGTCTGAAAAAAAGTAGAAAATAAAAAGTACAAAAAAATTTTGTGTTTTTCTACACACAAAATTTTTGGAGGTATTCGAGAACCTTCGAGAACCTAACAAGAAATATCACTAAATATGCTAATTTTGGTATATTTAGTGATATTTAGGTTCTCAAATACTATTTAGGTTCTCAAATTCTAAAAATAAATTTGTCTGAAAAAAAGTAGAAAATAAAAAGTATAAAAAATTTTGTGTTTTTCTACACACAAAATTTTTGGAGGTATTCGAGAACCTTCGAGAACCATAAAATATAGAATAAAGTAAAATATTTAAATATTAATATGTTATATTTTTATGTGTGGAATATTAGGAATAAGTTCAGATAAAGATGATATATCTGTAAAAATGTATGAAGGTCTTACATATTTACAACATAGAGGTCAAGATAGTGCAGGAATTGCAAATGAAGAATTATGTATAAAATCCCCGGGTCTTGTCAAGTCAGTTTTCGATGAAGATAAAGTAAAGGAATTAAAAAGTACTATGTGTGTTGGGCATGTACGATATAGTACTACTGGAACTTTTGATAAATCTTGTATTCAACCTTTGGAGTCAATTTATAATGGTAAAAATATTTATCTTTGTCATAATGGCAATATAATAAACATAGATGATATTAAGAAAATATTAGGTAATAATGAATATACAAGTGACAGTAAATATTTATTAGAATTATTTATATATAAATTAAATGAGTATGAGATTTTAACATCAAAAGAGATTTGTAATGTATGTGAATTTATTATAAAAAACGTAAAAGGTAGTTATAGTGTTTTAATATTAATAGAAAATTTTGGTATGATTGCATTTCGTGATTTTTATGGAATACGTCCATTAGCTTATGGTACATTAAAGAATAATTATATTATATCGAGTGAATCTAATGTAATAAATGCATTAGAACAGCAATTTATACGTGATGTAAATCCAGGTGAAATAATAGTTTTTGAAAAGAACAAGATGCCTATATTTTATCATAATATAAAGGGTGTATTGAATCCATGTTTATTTGAATATATTTATTTTTCGAGGATTGATTCTGTAATAGATGGTATATGTGTATATGATGCAAGATATAGATTAGGATTTTTATTAGGCGAAAAGATAAAGAGATTAGAAATAAAAGATATTGATGTTATTGTACCTGTACCGGATTCAAGTCTTATATTTGCATTAGGTTTACAAGAATCTTTGAATATAAAAATAAATTATGGGTTGGTAAAAAATCCATATATAGATCGTACATTTATTATGAAAGATGATAAAATAATAAACAAAAGTATAAAGAGGAAATTGAACGTAATAAGATCAGTATTAGAAGGAAAGAATATATTAATTGTGGACGATTCGATTGTACGTGGAAATACTTCATCTCATATAGTTTATTTAGCAAAGAAGGCTGGAGCTAAAAATATATATATGGCTTCTGGTGCACCTCCTATATTATATCCAAACAAGTATGGAATTTTTATTGAGAGTCAAAAAGAATTAATTGCTGTAAATCGAACAGAAAAGGATATTGCAGATATAATTGGTGCAACAAGTGTGATATATAATGATTTATATGCGGTAATAGATTGTTTAAAAAAAATAAATCCAAATATAAATGGGTTTGAGATTTCGATGTTTAACAACCAACATCTTTTCAAAAAGATAGATATTTGAATTTATTTCCACGGAATTCCATCTTTATTATTTTTCATGTTTGATCTCAGATGATTTAATAGTAACCAAAATTCATATTGTTGTGCATCTTTATCTAATTGGTATAAGTAGTCAAGTTGTTGTTTTACATAATAATTATATTTAATATGCCCCCCTTTATGAATAAGTGTGTTAGGGTGTAAATTAAATTTCTCGTTGGCATTATAATTGGGCATAATATATAGATTATTACTGCTATTAATATCAAAATTAATATTATTTAATAGTTTATGTGTTTTCCATTGTTTTGGTATAATATGATGATCTTCTACATAATTAGTATATCCTTTATTTTTTTTGAATTTTTTTCTATTAGAACTTCTATATTTAAAATAATCATTTTTGATTTGTTTTGTACTAATATTTGCTGCATATAAATAATATGGTTTAAATAATAGAAGTATATATGGAATTTGAAAACATCTAAACCACATTCAATAAAATATAAAAATAAAAATAATTATAAAAAAATATAAATTCAATTATTTTACGAAGGATAATATTTTTTTTGATTTATATATATCAAACGCAATAAGTGAAATTAAAACAGAATAATAATATGTTTTGACATTTTTATAATCATACTTATTACTAATATGGTTTAGTATTGTAATTAAGGGTACATTTTTTTGCCCATTTTTGTAGCATAACATATTGGAATAAATTGTAATGGGGCATTTTTTAAATATAATGTGTATGATAAATGATAGAAGTATAACTCCAAGATGTAATTCATAATATCCGAATAGAATAGATCCGAAGATTAAATAAATATTGAAAATATGATGAAATAATATAGTTATTTTTCCATATATGTTATGACATTTGGTTAATTCAAAATCGAAATATATTTGTATGAATAATATAATAATAAAGATAGAAATGGTTTGTGTATTGAACATGGTTATATAATATAGAATTAAAATATTATATAACAAAAGGTATCTTCGATATTATAATCTTCGATATAATTTTATAGTCCTTTTACATGAGAAATAGCAAAAGGGTTACCTTTTAATTGTTGTAAAACATCACCTTGATTACGATCTAATTGAATATTCGAGTAAGTAGTAGCATTTTGGTTACTTCCAGTTGGTCTTCCCATGGCTTCAGCAGATGATGTTTGATAAGGCATAGTAGGAACCATATCTCTACGGTTTTGTTGTGTGATTTCTCTTGGAATAGTAGTCATATTAATATTAGAGTTCATTAGTCCCATACCTCCAGAAGGAGTATATCCACGTAAAGTCGAAGATTTGACATCATTATTGCGTTGATTATATTCAGCATCATATGCTCTAGGTTGTCTTCCACGTTCTCCAGCACTTCCAACACCAGCATAATAGAAGTCACTTTGTGTTTGACGTTTTGTAGGAGCAGCATTTACATCGGCAACTAAATAACCATCACCTCGTGCCAAACTATCAACAAAAAGATGTCCTTTACCGATTTCAGTAGTTTCACGAATAGTAGGAGCAGGTTTATCAGCTGGGTTGTATACATATGAATTAGACACAGTAGTTCCTGGATTTTGATACGGTCTTAAGTTGCCTATAGAATTTTCTTTACGCGAAGGTCTTACCACATCTAATAAAGGTGAAACAACAGCACCTATGGCACTACTAAAAGCCCCAAAATAAGTATCTTGTTGATTTGCAGATCTATTATTTTCATATATCATGGCAGATTTCATTCCATAATCGGCTTCATTACTTCCTCCAGCTCCAATTCTCATGGCGGGTTTAACAGGAACAGGTCCTAGATCAATATGTTTAGAAGGCATATATTCTCCTTCAGAATTATATTGTCCAGGTGTTTGAGAACCTGCAGCGCCAGAATATGATGCAGTAGTAGATTGACGATTATTTGTTTTTTCTTGAAGATCTAAATGAATACCTCTTGGTGCTGGTGCGGTTTCAATACCTCCTGTTGTAAAATATCTTTCTTGTCCCATTTCAAAAAAAGTATCTGGGCGATTTTTTTCTTGTATTCCTAAATCACCTCTATATTTAATAGAACTGTTAGCAGGTCCTTCGTGACCTAATAATCCATATTCACTAGCTTTAGGATTATTTTGTGTACGTAGTTCATCGACAGTTTTGGCTAAATAAAGATTACGGTTAAGTAAAGCCGAATTGTATCCATCTTTACCTTCTGTGGTATATCCAGCACCTATACCAGGTCCAACTTTTTGATCAGCAAATGGTTTAACATTTGCCATTTTTTGTGAAGGATTAACACGTGATTGAAAGAAATCAGTCATATTGGGTGCTCCATGTGCAAATTGCATATTTTCTTGAGGTGTAAAAAGAGGAGCGCGTTCAGTTTTTTGAATACTTTGTGAGCCAGCTCCCGAATAATTATCTAATATACTTTCCCAACTATTAGCATCTGTTCTCATAGTGCGAATATGACTACCAAAGAAAGGTTGCATATTATTGTGTTGAAAATAATCAGCACTGACATTTTCTCCATTAATGGAGCGATATTGTCCGGTTTGTGGATTTGGTGTTTCTCCTGTAAAAGCTGAGCTATTTTGTGTCGCGGTTGTATTAACCATAGTTTTGGGTAAATCTTTATTAAAATATTTATCAGTATATACGCTATTACCGTCATAGGTATTAACCGTAGATAATTTTGATGTAAGATCATTTTTTGCGTTAAATTCACCTGTATTTTGATTGTAATTTTTGTTTGGAATATTAACATTTGGTAGGTTTCCTTCGTATGATTGTTGGAAATTTTCTCTATTTCTATTTTGATTAGATACTATGTAAAGACCTCCAAGAGCAACTAAAGGTATGGCAACTTCCATGTTTATATACTTCTATTATAATATATTTGTAAGATTATAATAAAATATTGAAAAAACTGTAATTATTTAAAATGAATAATTTGTTTTGTTATACACCCCAGGAATAAATGTATCTTTTTCTAAAATACGTGTTTGAACATTTGAATAAAATTGTTTTTCAAGATTTGCTTGTGGATTAATAATTGGATATTCCCAACGGGTTTGTTCTAAATCCTTGTATATCCAAGCGGGATGTGAAGCACGACTTTCTTCCACAAAAGGATTAGCATTTCTATACATATATGGCTGTGTATTTACCTTATGTTCTTTATAATTATTTTTTTGCGGAAGATCTTTAGTAAATTTGCGTGTTAATCCTCGTAAATCACTTTCTAAATTAAGATTATTAGTTGTTAAATTTGCTCCCCAACTTTGTAATCGTAAATGTGGATCTTCTTCAAAAGGTAAATTAACACCTTGTCCTGGTGTATTTAAATAATACCTTTCTGAATATGTACTAATTTGATTTTGTTTAACAATTCTGGCTGGATCATCGTGAAATCTTGTGAAAGACATTTATTAATTTAAATATATATATAGAATAATACCATAAAAATTATATTTGTATTTAAAATATATCAAAAACAAATCAATTAGTTATAGTATATTTGTTTGTGAAAATGCCTAAATTGTGTCTTAATATGATTATTAAAAATGAAAGTAAAATAATCACAAGATTACTGGATTCAGTATGTAATATAATAGATGGTTATTGTATTTGTGATACAGGAAGTAGTGATAATAGTGTAGAATTAATAAAAAAATATTTTGATGAAAAAGGTATATCAGGTAATATAATATATAAAGAGTTTCATGATTTCGGATTTAATCGTAGTTATTCTTTAAATGCTTGTCGTGAATATACAGAATACGATTATATATTATTATTAGATGCTGATATGGTGTTGGAAGGTTTGGCTTTAAATGATCCAAAGAAATTCAAAGAAAATTTAAAAGCAGATGCATATAATATATTTCAAGGAAATTCAGGATTTTATTATAAAAATACACGTATTGTACGTAATAATAAAAAGTTTTCATATTGGGGTGTAACACATGAATATTTGAATAGTCCTCCTAATAGTATTGTTGAAACATTAGATTATGAATTTATACGTATACATGATATAGGAGATGGTGGAGCAAAGACTGATAAATTTGAGCGTGATATAAGGTTATTAAAACAAGGTCTTGTTGATATGCCAAATAATGATAGATATACATTTTATTTGGGAAATAGTTATAAAGATGCAGGACAACCCGAAAACGCAATAGAAACTTACAAAAAACGTGTCGAATTGGGTGGTTGGAGAGATGAAATATGGAATAGTTATTATTATATGGGTTTGTGTTACATGTCTATAAATAAACCTGTAGAAGCAATAAATAGTTGGTTAGAAGCCTTAAATACATGTAATGAACGTATTGAAAACATTTACGAAATAATAAAACATTATAGGATGTTGGGTAAAAATGCTTTGGCATACAGTTTTTATATTATGGCAGATGACATAAGATCAAAATATCCAGCAAATCCTAATTTATTATTTTTACATAATGATGTTTATAATTATAAGTTGGATTACGAGTTATCAATTTTAGGATTTTATGTAAATTATAAAAAATATAATATGTTAGAAGTATTAATGAATGTTATGAAAAATACTACAGATCATAGTATATTACATAGTGTCATGGGTAATTATAAATTTTATACAAATCAAATCAAACAATATGATATATTAGAAGATGATTTAAGAAATATATTAAATTCTTTAATACAACCTTATATCGGAGATATAAATTCTGATAATGAATTTGTATCAAGTACACCATCGTTAATATATGATAATAATGAATTGATTGTAAATGTAAGATATGTAAATTATAAAATAGATGAAAATGGAAATTATTTAAATAAAGACAAAATTATTACAATAAATCGCATGGGTTATATAGAATTAGTAGAAGGCAAGTGGAAAGTGAAGAAAATAGTAGAATTACAACATGATAAATCTATAGATAATAATTATGTTGGAATAGAAGATGTGCGATTATTTAAAATAGGCGATTCTTTGTATTATAATGGTAATCGTGGATTAAATAACGGAAATATGGTTGTTGAAATGGGTAATATAGATCAAAATAGTCATAAAGTTTCTTATGATTTATTGAAAATAGATAATCAGAAAATGGTTGAAAAAAATTGGGTATTGTTACCTAATAAAAATACAGAACAAATAAAAATGATATATGGTTGGAGTCCTCTTCGTATAGGTAATATAATTGATGGAAATTTTATAACAACAAATTTATTTGAAAATGTTCCACGTTTTTTCGAAAATTTGAGAGGTTCAACGAATGGATTACTTATAGATAATGAAATATGGTTATTGTGTCATAGTGTAAGTTATGAAGAGCGTAGATATTATTATCATATAATGATTGTATTAGATGCAGAAACATATAATTTGAAATCTTATAATCCATATTTTACTTTTGAAGGTGAAAAAGTGGAATATAGTTTAGGGTTGGTATATATGAAAAACACCAATGAGTTTTTAATAGGATATAGTGTTTATGACAATACAACAAAATATATAAAAATCTCTAAAACATATTTTGATGAAAGATCTATAAGATTTTGAAATAAAAGTTCTATCATTATGTATATAGGTTTTACAAGTAAATATGAAGATAAATATGGGAAAGAATTTTAATTTAGAAAAATTTAAAGTGATGGGTTTAGGTGTAATAGGATTCGGAGTATTTTTTTTGATTATGTTATTTTCAATAAGAGCTTATCCAGAATTTGATAAAAAAGATCAATTGAGTAATTTCAAAAAAGTTAATTTATTTGCGGTGTTTCCTATGATATTTGCAGGTGTATTATTTTTATTATTTATTTATTTTAATAGAAAAATATGGACAAATGAAATAACAAAAAAACGTTTTAATTATGCTTTGGTAGTAATAATATTTTTGTTTGTTTTATTTACTAATTTACGTTATTATATGATATTAATAACAATTACTATATTAGTATCTTTAGCATATGCTATTTATTCAACTTTTGGAGCAATAATCGGACAAGGTATTAGTAAAATAGGAGAATTGATTTCAAAATTAACAGAAGGTTCAGAAAGTAAGAAAGAAGAGGAAATAAACTAAGAGTTTGTAGAATACACAATATGTAGAGCTTTTCCTTTACAAGAACCATAAGTAGTTCTATGCCATTGTGAAATTCCATGAGTGTTTATACCTTCTAAGTGTTTCTGAGTACCATATCCCATATTAGTATGGATACTATATTTTGATTTTAAATCTGTATATTTTTCACACAATTCAATAATATATTGATCTCTAGAATATTTTGCTAAAATAGATGCTGCTGAGATTGACATATATGTATTGTCTCCACCTTCAACTGTATCATAAGATAAAGTTTTAAAATATTGTAGTTTTTCATCGTATATTATATATGGTTTAAAATCGTTTCCATCAACAAGTAAATGAATCTTTTCGGGAGTTTCAATTTGGTCATATATTTGTTTAATACATTCATGCATCCCCTGAAATACAGCTTGACGAATATTTATTTTATCTATAACATCATGTTCGATATAATGAATTGCATAATATAGAGAGTTTTGTGTAATATATTCAAAACACTCTTTCATTTTCTTGACAGATTTAATTTTTTTACTATCTTTAATATCTTTATGGAAGAATGTACCATCTTTAGGTAATACAACCGCTGCAACATATAATCTTCCAAACATAGGCCCTCGTCCAGCTTCATCGATTCCTATTTCAAAATTATTTTCCAAACTTTTGTATAATTGTAAATGTGACATTTAAGAGAAATGACTATTTTTAATAATATATTTATTGAATAAAATATTTTTAATCAATTTTTCATAGTTATGAATACTATCTATGTAGAATTATATAGATTTGATTAATAAATGAAGCTTCAATATTTAATAATTTTGTTTTGGATATTATTTGTAATAGGAAATTTGTATATATTTTATATTTTTATACGAGATTATAATACTAAAAATATAGATGAATATATTGATTATGAAGATAACGATGATTATGATGATGAACATATAGATGATTCAATTGAAGGTTGGAGAGGTTGTGGAAGAGGTTGTAGACGTCGTCGTAGACGTCAACAACAACAAGCACAGGCAAGAGCGGCAGCAGCAAGAGCAGCAGCGGCAGCATATCAACGTATGTTACAACGTCGTCGTAGAGAACAACAAGAAAGATTAAGACGTATTCGTGAAGCACAAGAAGCAGAAAGACGAAAACAAGAAGCAGAAAGACGAAGAATAGAAGCAGCAAGGAGATTAGCTTTATTAAAAGAAGAACGATTACAAAAATACATGGAATTGTTTTTAAAAAGTTTTAATTTAGAAAACAGAAAATATTCAACACAAAATGAAATGGCAGATTTTTTGAAAAGTGAAGAAGGTTTAGGAAATACTATATATTATGAAGATTCAAAGAATAATATTTCAAGAACTTTGACTTTTAATAAGGATTTATTTATTTCATTTTTTACTACAATTCGTAATACAGATTTTGATTATGATATAGATATAATGAAATTTAAGATAAATATTCCTGAAAACTATAAAGGTCGTTGTTTAGGGTTTAATGGTATATATTATTGTGGAAATCAAAACATATTTTCAAAAGGATATATTCCAAGTGAAGAAGCAACAATAACAATAAATTCAGAAAAATCCAATTTTAAAGGAAAATGGAAATTTTATGGTACTCAAAAACCATTTTTAGGTCATATTGTTAAAAGTATATATTTATCATATTTTCCATGTAACATAAATAATCAATTATATTATTTCAAACAAGAAAGTCTATAAATACTGAACGAATTAAATCTATTTAAGTATATATATTTAAGTAATGAAGTCTTCTAACAAATATTTGTTGATTTTAGTCGCAATATTAGTTCTTTCTTTGGGTATTGGATTATACTTTAAATTCTCTCCAAGAGCATTTGAAGCCATGACATCAGAAACTTCTGAAGATGCTACACCAACACCTGCAATTGTTTCTGAATTATCAAACCCAACACCTCTTCCATCAAGAACTCCTTTACCAGTATTAAATGAAGTTCCTACGTCTACTACTTCTGGTTCAGATATATTGAGTAGTTCAGATCTTTTAACTCAAGCCAAAAATAATTTAAATTTTTCGGAGCTATAAATATTTTAGGAGTTATATAAAACTTTATATAAATGAGACAGTTTATATAAATATATTTTCGAAATATACATTATACCGATGAAGTTAAAGATAACACCTTTAATCCTATTTTTGATATTATTGGCTGTGTTAATATTGTCGATACTAATGGGAAATACAATCAAAAGTATGATGTATAAAGAATCTTTTGTTAATTTTAATCAATCTAATGCAACAAATTATGGAAATACCATATACATACCTCAATATAGTGCTAACGATGGTCGTAAAGTAATTTCTTTGTATGATAACATTTATGTTGATAATGTTAATGGTAATTTATTAGAAATAGATGGTTTAGCTTGTAATAAGGGAAATACTATTTCTGGAAATACCGATTGTATGGATAATTATGGAACTACTATTACAAACATTTATGTAAGTACACGTGATGCTATTAATACTAATTTATATAGAACACAATATAAGGAAGATGGTTCAGTATTGCCATATAATACTGTAGAAAGTCAAAATAGTAGTTTAGTACCAACTATTAGTCAATTTTCATATACTACGCGTTGTGAAACAACTGATACATATCAAGTATTTTATATTGCGATGAACTCAAACACATTTATTCATATTATGGATATAGATAAAACAAGTTATCCAGAAACTGGTGCAAATGTAGTATCTTATGCATTATCTCCAGATGGAATTGTTGGAACACCTAAGAATTATAATTATTCTAGTGAAAATGTACCAAAATATAATTCAAGTCCAGAAAGAAGTAATTCTGATATGAATAATGGTTCTCTAATTTATGATCCAAATTATATGAGTGGTAGTAATAGTGATCAAATATTCCAAGCTACTCCATTTGTACGTTATGATATTAAAAATGGGTATGTTTTGATAACACATTCAAATGGTGTGGGTTATGATGTGTATGATAGATCATCTGGTGCAATTGTTCCAGGAAATGCTGGTCCAAAAGAACAAATTGAATCATTATCTTCTATGACATCTATGACAATTGATGATGGAAATAATGGCATGGTAATAGTATGTGCTATTGGAACAAATACATCAATTTGTTTAATTGTAGGAAATTCTTCTAATAATTCTTATAAAATATTAAATTGTTATAGTTTTGATGAAAATGGTCCTTTGGCACCATCTGATGCTGTTGAATCTACAAATGGAAATACTTGGAATAGTTCATCTTCTACACCAGCACCAACTTCTTCTGGTGGTTCTCAAAATAATGCAAACACTACAAATAATGTAAATAATGTAAATATGCCAACTGGACAATTACCATCTTTTTGCGGTGATGATATTTCTTGCAAATGGTTTTGGTACTTTAATACCATGGGTAAAGGAAATGCTTTCAATCAAAATGGAATTGTAAGTAATGATCATATGTTAAAAACACAATTTGTACCTTCATTTTGTCCACAATGTCCAAACGATGGAGTATGTACCAATTGTGGAGGTAATGGTGGTAATGGAACATATGGTTTAGGAAAGGACGGTGCTTCTGCTACTGGATTAATTGAAGAAACTGTTGGTGGAGCTACTAACTTAGCCAAAGAAGGAGTCGGTGGAGCTACTAACTTAGCCAAAGAAGGAGTCGGTGGAGCTACTAACTTAGCCAAAGAAGGAGTCGGTGGAGCTACTAACTTAGCTAAAGAAGGAGTCGGTGGAGCTGCTAATTTGGCTAGAGAAGGAGTTGGAGGTGCTGCTAATTTGGGTAAAGAAGCAGTTGGAGGTGCTGTTGGTTTGGGTAAAGAAGCAGTTGGAGGTGCTGTTGATTTGAGTAAAGAAGCAGTTGGAGGTGCTGTTGGTTTGGGTAAAGAAGCAGTTGGAGGTGCTGTTGGATTAACAAAAGATATATTGGGTGGAATTGTTGGATTAGGTCAAGATGCTGCAAGTGGAGTTGTTGGATTAGGTCAAGATGCTGCAAGTGGAGTTGTTGGATTAGGTCAAGATGCTGCAAGTGGAATTGTTTCACAAAATACAACAAGTGGAGTACCATACAAAACTGGAAAGATTGATAATTACTCCAGATATGGTGCATTACCATCTAAAGGAGGTAATTATATGCCATTAACTGCTGATTTCAGTAAATTTGGTCGTTAAATCAATATATTTTATGAATACAAATGTATATATAGAATATATAAGTGTGGTATATGTCTAACCCAAATATCAATTTTAGAAAAAACACAGGCATATATATTGGACCAACTGGATATACTGGTTATACCGGAAATACTGGACATACAGGAGCATTTGTTACAGGTCCTACTGGTTATACAGGTTATACTGGACCAACTGGTGTAAGAGGTCATACTGGAACTACCGGTCCATTAGGTACTGGTCCTACTGGTAATACTGGTCCTACTGGTGAAAAAGGTGATACAGGTCCTACTGGTCCAAATGTATGGAAAACATTAATTGATAATCGTATATATTATGATTTAAATCATGTTGGAATTAATCAACCACAACCTCAACAACATTTGGATGTATTGGGAACAGTAAGAATAACACATGAAGATAAACCATCTATGATTATGATGAATGGTCTATATGAAAATATTGGAATAGGTGAAAATTATTTTGATATTTCAGGAGCTGGAAATAATGTAGCTTATGGGTTAAATTGTTTGAATTTTATCGAAGATGGCTCATTTAATACTGCTGTTGGACATAATTCATTAATGTCTTCTTTAATTACATCTTACTCAAGCGCATTTGGTTATAATAGTGGTTCAAGTGATATTAGTGGAACGTATAATACATATTTGGGTGCATATTCAGATGTTTCTATGAATGATGATTGTCATTATTCAACAGCAGTCGGTTATGGAGCAACTATATTAGATAGACATCAAATTGTATTAGGAACAAGCGGTGAATATATTGAAATACCTAGTGAATATAGTAGTACTTCTATAGATACTGGTGCATTAAGGGTAATTGGTGGAGCAGGAATTACCGGAAATGTATTTGTAGGAGGTAATGTTGAAATACAATCAAATATGATATGCGAAGATGTAATATATGTAAATGGTGTAGGACCATCTATATTTCAAGGTAATGTAGCCATAGATGGATTAACTCAAACCAGTATTGCCGGTCAAACAATATTAACATTCGAAGAAGACTCATATGATCCTATTACAGGAGGTTTATTAGTCAATGGAGGTGTAGGTATAGATGGAAATATTTATATGGGAGGTAATTTGCATACATTAGGTAATATATTTGTTCAAGGAACCGAACAAACAGCTATAGCAGGTCAAACAAATATTTTTAACCAAACACCATCAAATAGTAAAAATACAGGTGCTTTAATAGTTGCAGGTGGTGTAGGAATTATTGGCGAAGTATTTACAGGAGACAATTTAACTACTGATGGATATGCTACAATTAAAGGAACAGGAACAACAAGTATTGCTGGTCCAACTTATTTAAGTGATGAAACTCAAACTAATTTTATTGGTCAAGGTTGTTTAGTTGGTCTTGGAGGTGCTAGTTTTAATAAAAATTTGGAAATTGGTCAAAATTTTAAATCAGGAGGAAATATATTTATTTCTGGAACACAACAGTCTGCTATTGCCGGTCAAACTTATATTACGGATATTAAAGAATCTTACGATGTTTCAAGCGGTTCTTTAATGCTTGGTGGAGGAGCCGGTATTGACGGTAATATTTACATGAGTGGTAACTTGCACATGGGAGGTAATTTATTTGTTGAAGGTATTGAACAAACCACTATTTTCGGTCAAACTTATATTACTGATACTAAAGAATCTTACGATGTTTCAAGCGGTTCTTTAATGCTTGGTGGCGGAGCCGGTATTGACGGTAATATTTACATGAGTGGTAACTTGCACATGGGAGGTAATTTATTTGTTGAAGGTATTGAACAAACCACTATTTTCGGTCAAACTTATATTACTGATACTAAAGAATCTTACGATGTTTCAAGCGGTTCTTTAATGCTTGGTGGCGGAGCCGGTATTGACGGTAATATTTACATGAGTGGTAATCTACATATGGGGGGTAATTTATTTGTTGAAGGTATTGAACAAACCACTATTGCAGGTCAAACATATGTTACTGATACTAAAGAATCTTACGATGTTTCAAGCGGTTCTTTAATGCTTGGTGGCGGAGCCGGTATTGACGGTAATATTTACATGAGTGGTAATCTACATATGGGGGGTAATTTATTTGTAGAAGGTATTGAGCAAACTGCTATTTCCGGTCAAACTTATATTACTGATATTAAAGAATCTTATGACGTTTCAAGTGGTGCTTTGATGGTTGGCGGAGGAGCCGGTATTGAAGGTAATATTTACATGGGAGGTAACCTGTATATGGGAGGTAATTTATTTGTAGAAGGTATTGAGCAAACCACTATTGCAGGTCAAACTTATATTACTGATATTAAAGAATCATATGATGTTTCTAGTGGGGCTTTAATGGTTGGCGGCGGAGCCGGTATTGATGGTAATATTTACATGGGAGGTAACTTGCACATGGGAGGTAATTTATTTGTAGAAGGTATTGAACAAACTGCCATTTCGGGTCAAACTTATATTACTGATATTAAAGAATCTTATGATGTTTCCAGCGGTGCTTTAATGGTTGGTGGTGGAGCCGGTATTGAAGGTAATATTTACATGGGAGGTAACTTGTACATGGGAGGTAATTTATTTGTAGAAGGTATTGATCAAACTGCTATTTCAGGTCAAACATATATTACTGATACTAAAGAATCATATGATGTTTCCAGCGGTGCTTTGATGGTTGGTGGCGGAGCCGGTATTGAAGGTAATATTTATATGGGAGGTAACCTTTACATGGGAGGTAATTTATTTGTAGAAGGTATTGATCAAACTGCCATTTCGGGTCAAACTTATATTACTGATATTAAAGAATCTTATGATGTTTCTAGTGGTGCTTTAATGGTTGGTGGTGGAGCTGGTATTGATGGTAATATTTATATGAGTGGTAACCTGCATATGGGAGGTAATTTATTTGTAGAAGGTACAGAGCAGACAGCAATATCTGGTCAAATGAATATTACAGATAATACAGAATCGGATTATATTGATAGTGGAGCTTTATTAGTTGCAGGTGGTGCAGGTATAACAAAGAATATGAATGTAGGAGGCGATATGAATGTTTTAGGAAGTGCAGTAATTGCTGGTGACTTGGCAGTACAAGGAACAACTACTACAGTAAATACTGATAATACTGTAATTAAAGATGCGTTAATAGAATTAAATACCGGTTTAGTGGGTCCATCTGTAAATGATTCTGGTATTGTAATTGAAAGAGGTACTACAGGCGATAATGTATTTATAGGATGGTCTGAAGATGATGGTAAATTTAAAATGGGAAGTACACAAGGAACAGGTAGTAGTACAGGTTCTTTAACTGTTAATGTAGAAACAGTTTTGGTAGATGTTATTGGAAAACATGATGGACCTGTTGGTACATTATTTCCAGATCAAGCAATATTCACTACAACACATACACAAGGTGATGTTTTGATTCAAGGTATTACTTCTATGGATAATTCAACACAAAGTACAAGTACAACAAGTGGTGCATTAGTTGTAGATGGTGGTGTAGGAATAGGATTAGATGTAAATATTGGAGGTAATTTATTTATAGAGGGAACAGATCAAACCGCAATATCTGGTCAAACAATAATTACAAAAAATGACGAATCATGGTCTTTAGATACAGGTTCTCTTTTAGTTATTGGAGGTGCTGCTATAAACGGAAATCTTACTCTTGAAAAAGATTTGAATACACAAGGAAATTTATTTGTAGGAGGAACACAACAAACAGCAATAGCTGGTCAAACATATATAACTGATACAACTGATTCTACATCAACAACAACAGGAGCTTTATTGGTTGCCGGAGGAGCTGGTTTAATTGGAACTGTAAATATTGGTGGTGATTTAAAAACAGACGGAAATTTATTTATAGGAGGAACAGATCAAACAGCCATATCTGGTCAAACATATATAACAGATACATCTGAATCTGCATCCACAACAACAGGTGCTTTATTGGTTGCCGGCGGAGCCGGTATTGATGGTAATGTTTACATGAGTGGTAACTTGTATATGGAAGGAAATTTATTTGTAGAGGGAACAGAGCAAACAGCAATAGCTGGTCAAACATATATAACTGATACAACTGATTCAACATCAACAACAACAGGAGCTTTATTAGTTGCTGGTGGAGCCGGTTTAGTAGGTACTGTAAATATTGGCGGAGATTTAAAAACAGACGGAAATTTATTTATAGGAGGAACAGATCAAACTGCAATAGCTGGTCAAACATATATTACTGATACATCTGAATCAGCATCCACAACAACAGGATCTTTATTGGTTGCCGGCGGAGCCGGTATTGATGGTAATATTTACATGAGTGGTAATTTGCATATGGAAGGAAATTTATTTGTAGAGGGTACACAGCAAACCGCAATAGCTGGTCAAACAAATATAACTGATACATCAGATTCAACATCAACAACAACAGGTGCTTTAATATTAGAAGGTGGAATAGGCTTATTGGGAAGTATTCATGTAGGAGGTAATACAATAACTTATGGAGATGCTAATACTCATGGTATTCAAACAGTAATAAATACAACACAATCATCATCAATAAATAATGGTTCCTTAGTGGTTAATGGTGGTGTAGGTATAGTAAAAGATGTAAATATTGGTGGTGATTTGAATACAGATGGAAATTTATTTGTAGGAGGTACAGAGCAAACAGCCATATCTGGTCAAACATATATTACTGATACATCTGAATCTGCATCCACAACAACAGGTGCTTTATTGGTTGCCGGCGGAGCCGGTATTGATGGTAATGTTTACACGAGTGGTAACCTGTATATGGGTGGAAATTTATTTGTAGAGGGAACAGAACAAACAGCAATAGCTGGTCAAACATATATAACAGATACATCTGAATCTGCATCCACAACAACAGGTTCTTTATTGGTTGCCGGCGGAGCCGGTATTGATGGTAACGTTTACATGAGTGGTAACTTGTATATGGAAGGGAATTTATTTGTAGAAGGAACACAGCAAACCGCAATAGCTGGTCAAACATATATAACAGATACAACTGATTCTATATCAACAACAACAGGAGCTTTATTAGTTGCTGGTGGAGCTGGTTTAGTAGGTAGTGTTTATATAGGAGGTGATGTGCGAACATATGGTGAAACACATATAGAAGGAGAAACATTAATTAGTAACACTACAAATTCTGTGGATACAACAAGTGGAGCTTTAGTCGTATCAGGTGGTATTGGTGTATCAAAGGATGTAAATATAGGAGAAGAATTAACAGTAATTGGTCAAACACATTTAAATAATACAACAGCGTCTACATCAACAGTAACAGGAGCTTTATTAGTCGATGGTGGAATAGGTTTATTGGGTAGTATTCATGTAGGAGTAGATACAGTAACTTATGGAGATGCCAATACATATGGAATTCAAACAGTAATAAATACAACAGAATCAACATCAATAAATGATGGTTCTTTAGTAGTGAATGGTGGTGTAGGTATAGCAAAAGATGTAAATATTGGTGGTGATTTAAATACAATAGGAAATTTATTTGTAGGAGGAACGCAACAAACATCAATAGCTGGTCAAACATATATTACTGATACATCTGAATCAGCATCCACAACAACAGGTGCTTTATTGGTTGCCGGCGGAGCCGGTATTGATGGTAATGTTTACATGAGTGGTAACTTGTATATGGAAGGAAATTTATTTGTAGAGGGAACAGAGCAAACCACAATAGCTGGTCAAACATATATAACAGATACATCTGAATCTGCATCAACAACAACAGGAGCTTTATTGGTTGCCGGCGGAGCCGGTATTGATGGTAATATTTACATGAGTGGTAACCTGCACATGGGTGGAAATTTATTTGTAGAAGGAACAGATCAAACCGCAATATCTGGTCAAACAATAATTACAAAAAATGACGAATCATGGTCTTTAGATACAGGTTCTCTTTTAGTTATTGGAGGTACTGCTATAAAAGGAAATCTTACTCTTGAAAAAGATTTGAATACACAAGGTAATTTATTTGTAGGAGGTTCAGAGCAAACAGCAATAGCCGGTCAAACAAATATTACATTTACAAGAGATTCAACAACAACAACAACCGGAGCTCTTTTAGTATCTGGAGGAGCAGGTTTAGCAGGAAGTGTTCATATTGGAGGTAATTTAAAGTCTGGTGGAAATTTATTTGTAGGAGGAACGGATCAAACAGCAATATCTGGTCAAACAAATATAACTAATACATTAGATTCAAATAATACAGTAACAGGGGCTTTAATAGTTTCTGGAGGAGCAGGTTTAGGAGGAAGTGTTCACATGGGAGGTAATTTAAAGACAGGTGGAAATTTATTTGTAGGAGGAACTTCTCAAACAGCAATATCTGGTCAAACAAAAATAACAAGTACATTAGTTTCATCAACAACATTTACAGGTGCATTATTGGTTTCTGGAGGTGTTGGTATTGCAAATAATGTAAACATGGGAGGTTATTTAAATGTAGGAGGTATGCAACAATCATCTATTGCAGGTCAAACATATATTAAAGATACTTCTGATTCAGAGTCAATATCAACTGGTGCATTATTAGTGGATGGAGGTTTTGGACTTGGTGGAAGTATGGTAATGGGTGGAAATTTACGACTTTTAGGAAATTTGAGTGTGGATGGTTTAGATAATACAACAATATCAGGTCAAACAACAATAACAAATGCAAATGAATCAACGACAATAACAAGTGGAGCTTTGATAGTGCATGGAGGTTTAGGTTTGAATGGAAATATGAATATGGGAGGTGACTTAGTTACAAATGGAAATATTTTTGTAGGAGGTACAGAACAAACAGCAATATCGGGTCAAACATATATAACAGATACATCAGACTCGTTTTCATTAACAACTGGTGCATTATTAGTGGAAGGTGGTGTTGGAGTTAAAGGAAATATTTATATGGGAGGTAATTTGGTAATGAATGATGAATTATACGTGGAAGGTACAAATACTTCAATGATAAATGGAAATATAAATGTAAAAGGTTCTGGAAAGTCTTATTTTGATGGTCCTACAAATTTTAAACAAATTATGGAAATTATTGATACAACAGAATCAGACGATTATAATAGTGGTGCTTTGGTAGTAAGTGGTGGTGTAGGAATTGATGGAAATACAAATATATCAGGGAATGTTCAAACCAGTCATTTATATACAGTAGGAAATCTGGATGTGGAAAACAGCATAATGACAAATGGACAATTATATGTAAATGGAACAGATCGTACACAAATAGATGGTAATATATTGATAAATTCAAATAATGATAGTCATATAACTGGAAATTTGATATATACTGGTCCTGAATTCAATCAATTAAATCCTTTGTTATATCCGGGTCAATTTGTAACCAGATCATATTTGAATTCTTTTGATACTAATAGTTTTTGGTTATATTCAGTTAATGGAAATACTTGGACTCATTCGTATATGGGTATTGGAGTATCTGAACCGGAATTTCCGTTGGATGTATCTGGTACAGTACTTGCTACAGCATATCAATCTACTTCTGATTATCGTATTAAAAGTAATATAGAAACTATATCTAAGAAACGTAATGTTGATAAATTAAATCCAGTAGAATACGATTTGAAAGATGGAAAACATGATATGGGATTTTTGGCACATGAATTACAAGAAGTATTTCCATTTTTGGTAACAGGAGAAAAAGATGGAGATAAAATTCAAAGTATTAATTATAATGGTTTACTTGCGGTATTAGTAAAAGAAATTCAAGAATTAAAACAAAAAAATATTGAATTAAATAATAGAATAAATATTTTGGAAGAAAAATAAACTCGTTAAAATAAACATAAAAATGAAAGATGCTATTATAGAAAAGAATATTTTATATAATAGATGAGTTATATTGAAAATGAAATTTTTGAAAGAAGCGCAATAGAAAAAAATATCAAAGATTATTTATTATCTTTCGATGAAAACTGTAAAAATATTCATTTTAAAAAAGGATTTTATATATATGGTTCACCAGGATGTGGAAAAACACAATTTGTAACAAAAATTTTGAAAGATTTGGATTATGATATAATAAAATTTGATGCCGGAGATGTTCGAAACAAAACATTAATAGAAACAATTACATCTAATAATATATCTAATCAAAATGTTCTTACTATGATGACAAAAAAAGTAAAAAAAATAGCCATTATAATGGATGAAATTGATGGAATGAATAATGGTGATAAAGGAGGTATTTCATCTCTTATAAAAATGATACGTCAAAAAAAAACAAAGAAACAAAGATTGGAACATCAAACACTTAATCCTGTTATTTGCATAGGTAATTATTATATGGATAAAAAAATACGTGAACTTATGAAAGTATGTAATGTGTATGAATTGAAAAAACCTACCAATCAACAAATTATGCATATTTTATCAAATAAATATAATATTGAAAATAAATATTTACATAATATTGTATCTTATATTCAAGGTGATTTACGAAAATTAGAATTTATTAATCGTATCTATAACAAAAATCCTGATTTACTCATAAATAATATTGATACCATATTTCATTTGAAGTCATATAATGAAGATTCCAAAAAAATCACACATAAATTATTAACAGAACATATCCCTTTGAATAATCATACAAAAATATTGAATGATACTGATCGTACAATAGTCGCTTTATTATGGCATGAAAATATTGTAGATGCCATTTCTAAACAAGATAAAAAACTTTCATACCCATTTTATTTGAAAATATTAGAAAATATATGTTATGCTGATTATGTTGATCGTATTACTTTTCAAAATCAAATATGGCAATTTAATGAAATGAGTTCAATTATAAAAACTTTTTACAATAATTCTTTATATCACCAACATTTTCCTAACAATTCTATAGGATTTGATGAAATACGATTTACAAAAGTACTTACAAAATATTCTACGGAATATAACAATATTTTGTTTGTTTATAATTTATGTCAACAAATGGATCTTGATAAAAAAGATCTTCTTGCATTCTTTCAAGAAATGAGACTTTTTTTTGGAAATTCTTTTATGGACAAAAATGATACATTAGAAATTGTAGAAAATATTTTTGAAGAATATGAAATTGATAAATTGGATATAAAACGAATCTATAGATATCTTGATAAAAATGTCAAAATTATAAATAGTAACAATATTGACGAAGAAGATGATTAATTAATAACATCTGGCTCTATTTTAGATTTTACTTCTACTTTTTCCTCTTGTTTAATATTTACTAATTCTTCACTCTTTATTGCTAATTGACGTTGTAATTGAAATACCATATTTTCTAAATTCTCATTTATTTTATTCATTTTTTCCATCTCCATTTTTTGATGATTAAATAATTTATTCATCTCCTCTAAAGTCATCTTTATTGATTTTCCATCAGAATTATTCATGGTAATTGTCATATTTTTTTGTCTTTCTTGTTGGTCTTTTTGTTGTTTTAAAGCCATTTCAGCACGTTCCATTTCTATCTTTTTCATTTGTTCCATTACATCAGGCTTATTCTCAGGTTCACCCGGTTTATATACATTCAATAAATCATCTATTTTATTCATAAAAAAATCTTTTATAGGAGCTTCTTTTTCTAATTTAATAAAATCATCTACTTTTACAGGTGACTCTTTTGTAAAAGTGGGATTGGGGTTGTTTTTCAATAAATTACGTTTATCAAATGTATTATGTATGTGTGAAAATACTAATATACTCTTTAAAGGATCTAATTGAACAAACGGAACAGTATAATTTTTTAAAAATTTCTTTTCTTCAGCTAAAGCTGCATGATCTTCATAACTAGTTGATTTTAATAATTCCGTACGAAATGCAAACGTACCCGCAGTTGCATGATTTGGACCATAAGGTCCAAACTGATACATCCTTTGTATGTGTTTGAAATATACGTAAATTTCAGAAGAACCTGCACACATAGCTTCTTTATTCTGTTGTAGTTTATCTACAGCATGAGATACTCTTTCAGGTGGATAATAATCATCGTCGTCCATATACACAATAATTGTACCTTTAACAAATTTATGCATGTAATTTCGTTTCTCACCAAGAGACATTTTCTTATCAACTTTATAGTACTTTATTTGTTCTATATTTGAACTTTGAATTAAATCTTCAATTTTATCACTTCCATCATCCACTATTATCCACTCCATTCTATCTTTAGGATATGTTTGATTACGAAAACATTCAAACATCATCTCTATAAATGGTCTACGATTAAATGTAGGAGTACAAACACTTACAAATGGATGAAACTTTTTAGATAATTTTGGTTTATGCCCTTTTACCTTTCCCATTATTTTTATATACAAACAAATAATATTTGTATATATTCTTTTTTTTAAACACTATTTTTTTATTTATGAAATAATATTTTTTTATTTATGAAACAATATATACATTTATTATTTTTACTATATATACATTCATTTCAATTATACAACTATGAAAACACAAATTTTTGAAAAAGAATTATTAGAAAAATCTGTATCAAACGATATTGAAACCGCTATTCTTGAATGGAAAACACTTCATCATATAAAACATCAAGAACCACAATTTGTTTGTGGGCACTACATTAAACATGTAATACCTATTTTTAATATTCATAATAATAATTTCATTATTATTGGATATGCTTGTGCAAATAAACACAATATTAAACAACATTTATCTAATGAATTATTATTTTTGTTTTTAACATCTCTATTAGATGAACCAACTTCAATTCAAACAAAAATAAATGAAATACAAACATATCTTCACGAATTTATCAAAAATTATCATTATATACTCAAAAAACAAATGATTGAAAGTAAAGACATGAATTATTTTGATATTGTTTTACCATTTTGTAAACTAAATGAAAATGTTGATGATCTTATTAATAAATTTAATTTTGATTTTGTTGAATTACACAATATAATTATTCGTGATGTATATTTAATGAATAAAAAAATTAAAAAACTTGAAAACTCACAAAATAAAAAAAAATCAAAGAAAAAACGTGTTTCTAAAGAAAAATCTGAGCCAGAAGCACAACCTGAACCAGAGCCAGAACCTGAACCTGAACCTGAGCCTGAGCCTGAAGTGGAACCAGAGCCAGAGCCAGAACCTGAACCAGAGCCAGAACCAGAGCCAGAACCTGAACCAGAACCTGAACCAGAGCCAGAACCTGAACCTGAGCCTGAAGTGGAACCAGAGCCAGAGCCAGAGCCAGAGCCAGAGC